CAACAGTCTTCTAATCAGTCTAAAATGATTGAGCAAAGAAAAAGAAACTTACCTTCAATTAATTTTGAATCTAACGAAGACAGTTTAGATGGATTTGACTTATCTGAGTTTAACCCAAGATAATATGCCTACAGTTAAAAAAAAAAGAAAAAAACATTTAAGAAATCTTGCCCGAAATAAGTCTGGCAGAAAAGCAACTGTTAAGATGGCTACATATAGCGGAGATAGTAAGCGTAAAAACTACGCCGCTCCTACTATTACATTTAAGGGTAAAGAAAAAGCAAGACCTCAAAGTTTTAAAGAAGCTTTAGCGGCAGGTGAGGTTTATGAGTTTAAATCAAAAAAAAGAGCCGAAAGATTTGCGGCTGGTTCTTGGAAGAAGGGTAAGGCAAAAAGAGAAGCTATGAAGGCTTATAGGAAAAAGAAAAAAGAGAGAAGACAAGCCAAAAAAAATTAATAAATAAATATTAACTTTGTAAAAAATAAAATCAAATGGAATTTAAAGTAAAAGAAGTATTAAAGGAGGAAAAATCTCGTGTTGAAGTAGAAAATGAATTACTAAAAAAACACGAAGAAAAGTTTGAGGATTCTGATGTTAAAGAAGAAACTCAACCTGAAAAAATAGACTTAAACAAAAGTGAAAATTCACCTTCCGAAGAAATATCGGTTGATGAAACAAAGACTCCCTCATCAGAGTTAAATGATGAAGACGTTCTTTCATATATAAAAAATAGATATGATAAAGATATAAATTCAGTTGATGATTTGTTTGCGGAAAAAGAGGCAAACCCTGATTTACCTGAAGATGTATCGGCGTATTTTAAGTATAAGCAGGAAACCGGGCGTGGAATTGAAGACTTTTATAAATTACAAAAAGATCTTGATTCTATGGACGATAATGCTATACTGTCTGATTACTATAGCATGACAGAAGACGGTCTGGACGCTGTAGATATTCAAGATATTATTGAGGATAAATTTAGTTTTGACGAAGATTTAGATGATCCAAAAGATATTAAGAAAATAAAATTAGACAAAAAAAGAGAACTTGCGAAAGCAAAGAAGTTTTTAAATGAATACAAAGATAAATATAAAGCTCCTCTTGAGTCAAGTGGGGGTGGGTTATCTGAGGATCAAGAGAAAAATCTTAATGCTTATAAGAGTTACATTGAGGAATCTAAAACCGCGGAAGAAAGGCAGAAAAAAACTTATAATTATTTTTTAGACAAAACAAATAAATTGTTTAACAGCGAGTTCAAAGGTTTTGAATTTGATGTGTCGGAAAGTAAAATGGTTTTTAAGCCAGGTGCAAATGAAGAGCTGAAAAATATTCAATCAAATATTAACAATTTCGTTAATAAATTTTTGGATAAAGACGGCTTGATGGCAGATGCAGAAGGATATCATAGAGCCTTATCGGTTGCTATGAATCCAGATAAATTTGCTCAACATTTTTACGACCAAGGTGTGGCTAGCGCTGTAGATAATGTTTCTAGAAAATCTAAAAACATAAATATGGATGTTAGGCAGTCATCACAAGCCGTAACTAAGGATGGAATGAAAATTCGTCCTATGAGCAATAATTCTAGAAACGATGGAAGGGGACTCAAAATTAGAAGTATTAAAAAAAGTTAAACAATATTAAAAATTAAAAAATGGCAGTAAATTTGACACCAGGATTTGACTTGCAGCCAAGTGCGCAGCAAACTCCACTATCAACAAACTACATAAACAACTTTGATTTCTTGAATCAGTACCTACCGGATACTTACGAAAAGGAATTTGAGCGTTATGGAAACAGATCAGTAGCATCATTCTTAAGAATGGTAGGCGCTGAAATGCCTTCTAACTCTGACCTTATTAAATGGGCTGAGCAAGGAAGATTACACACTAAATATCAAAACTGTACTTCAGCATCAGCATTAAATGCTGTTGACGGCGTATGGACTATTCCAGGAGTTGGAGTAGCGCCAGGCGCAGGAGCGAACAACCCAGCTAACTTTAACCCACAGTTAAATGCTAACTCTGGAATTTTAGCTTCACTGAGAGTTGGACAAACAGTTATGATTTCAGACAATACACCAGGTTCTACTTTACAAAACAAAGCAATTGTAAAAGTAGCTCCAACATCAGCTAACCCAGGTACTTTTACAGTAGCATATTACGAAGCAACAGGTCAAGCTATGGTAGCAGCAACATCATGTGATATATTTATCTATGGTTCTGAATTTGCAAAAGGAACTAATGGAATGGTAGGATCTAACGAGGCTGATGACTTTATTTTTGACAACAAGCCAATTATTATCAAAGACAAATACACTGTTTCTGGTTCTGATATGGCTCAGATTGGATGGATTGAAGTTACAGGTGAGGATGGCGTAAGCGGATACTTATGGTATTTAAAGTCTGAACACGACACAAGATTAAGATTTGAAGATTACTTAGAAACAGCGATGGTTGAAGCAGTTCCTGCTGAGGCGGCATCAGGTGCAGCAGACTTCCTACAAGGAGTAGGTGTGGGTGCAGGTGCGGCTAACCTTTCTGGTTCTGATGGTATTTTCTTTAGCGTATCAACAAGAGGAAATGTATTCGGTGGTGGAAACCCAGTTGCATTAGCTCAATTTGATAATGTTATTCAAAGACTTGATAAGCAAGGAGCTATTGAAGAAAATGTAATTTTCGTAAACAGACAATTCTCGTTTGATATTGACGATATGTTAGCATCACAAAACTCTTACGGAGCAGGTGGTACTTCTTATGGTTTATTTGACAACGATAAGGACATGGCTCTTAATTTAGGATTTACAGGATTCCGTAGAGGATATGACTTTTACAAGTCTGACTGGAAATACTTAAACGACCCAACAATGCGTGGAGGTCTTGAAGCAGGTGCAATCAATGGACTTTTAGTTCCAGCTGGTTCTACAACTGTATACGACCAAATTTTAGGTAAGAACGCTAAGCGACCTTTCCTTCATGTTCGTTACAGAGCTTCTGAGACTGAAGACAGACGTTACAAAACTTGGATTACCGGTTCTGCTGGTGGTGCAAGAACTAATGATCTTGATGCAATGGAGGTTAACTTCTTGAGCGAAAGAGCTGTATGTACTTTAGGTGCAAACAACTTCTTCTTATTTCAAGATGCATAACAATTAGTAGTATTAATTAGGGGGATTAACTTCCCCCTTTTTATTTTTTAAATCAAATTAAATTATATTATAATGAAAAATCAAAAAAAAACTTACCAGAATAAAGCCTATAGACTTTTAAAAGACCATCAGCCACTATCTTATATGTTGGCTTCTAGACATTCAGCTAGATCTCCTTTACTATACTTTGATGAAGAACAAGGAACAAACAGACCTTTACGATATGCGAGAAATCAAAAAAGCCCGTTTGAAGACGAGCAAGATGGGAACGCTATATTAGAGCCAATAGTTTTTGAAGACGGAATGTTGTTGGTAGAAAAACAAAATCAATCTTTACAGCAATTTCTACATTATCATCCAAGCAATGGAATGGTGTTTGAAGAAATTAATTCTGAAAGAGATGCGGCTCAAGAGTTGGAATGGGTTGAGGCAGAGCTTGAGGCTCAGCTTGAAGCTAAAGCAATAACTAAAGATGTTCAAAAATTGACTTCGGTATGCCGAGTGTTGATGGGTAATGGAGTTGATAAAATGACTATACCTGAATTGAAAAGAGACATTTTGCTTTATGCTAAATCTAGGCCAGAGGATTTTATGGATACCATAAATGATCCAATGTTAGAATTAATGGATACTGTCCATCAGTTTTTTATGGCAGGATTTATATCTTACAGAAACGCAAACAAAGATGTATATTACAACTTACCTAATAATAAGAAAAAAATGCTAACCATTCCTTATGGAGAAGACCCTAATTATATAATAGGTTCTTTCATGCAGTCGGATGAAGGTTTAGAAGTTTTTAAATTATTAAAAAATAAGTTAAAAAATAAAAAGTAAAACTTAACCAACTATAAATTAGCTGCCCAAAAGGGCGGCTTTTTTTTTAGTATCTTTGTACTTTATTAACTCATAAATTATTATTATTATGGAAAAATTCTTACAAATTCCAGTTACAAATGAACAAAAACAAATTTTGTCAATTCTGGATGTTAAATTAGTAGAACAAGCTTCTACTTCTACGGTTTCTTTGTCTTATGGCTCAGGAAAAGTTGCAACTATAACCTATACTGATGCTTTAGACGCAGGAGTAGAGACTTATAGAGATGAAGTTCAAAATGCTATCGTTAAAGCTCTTGCGACAGGGTGGACTAATGTGGCTGTGGACTACATTCCAAGCAATGCCGTTACTGGTATATCTATAGCCTAATGTATAGTGCTATGCAAAAGTATGTTGAAGTTCCAGTACAAAAATCAGTCGCAAGTGGAACGACAACAGTAGACGAATCAGGAAACCTTGAGCTACAGGATGGCGCTGCTACTTTTACAGGTGGCGTAGTTAATGTTGGCGATGTAGTGCATGATACTTCAGATGACAGAATGTATACTGTCGCAAGTGTTGTGGACGCAAACACACTCTCTTTAGTTGCTATTGGAGCAGCGCAAGGAAATGGTGTAGGTACTGGTAAAAATTATATTATCTATTCAGCTACAGTATCTTCTAAGCAATTAGTTGCTACTAACGGAGTAGTAGTTGTAGAAAATGCATCTGCTGACCCAATAAATAGTGAAGTTAATGTTCAGTATTGTGGGCCATCAGGCATCGTAATTAAAATTACTCATGCAGCAGTAGCAGCAGGTGATGAGGCTATGAGAGATGGATTTGAAGATTCAATAACAGAATCTTTACTACAACATTGGCCTTATGTTAAATATGACGAATGGTTGCCTTCAAGTTTAATCTTAGATATTGCTAAAGTCTAAGACTAACTAATCAAAACTAAGAGAGGCTACAAAAAAAAGTAGCCTCTTTTTTTTTGCTATCTTTGTAAAAAGAAGAAATTATGCCTATTAATGATGTAAGAAATACCGTATTGGCAATCGCCAACAAAAACAATTATGGATATATTTCGCCTCAAGATTTTAATCTCTACGCTAAGCAAGCTCAGCTTGATATGTTTGAGAATTATTTCTACCAATACAATAGTCAATTAACGCAAGAAAATATGCGTCAATCTGGCTCTGGATATGCGGATATAACAAAAGGAATAATAGAAGTTATAGATAGTTTTTCTGCTACTCAAGCCTTGATTAACAATGGCGTTAATTTATATTCTTTACCATCAAATTATTATTTAATAAATAAAATTAATTATTATCCAACTACAACTGCTACCGGAACAACTACTCAATCACAAGCATTTACTTTAACTGATGCTAACGCTACTTTTTTAACTACTGTATCGGTTGGGCAACTTGTATCTTCTACATCAGCCACTAGCGTAACAGCTGGTCAAAGTGCTTATGTGGTAAGCATAAATTCTGATACTCAGTTAGCTATTTCTGTTGATATATTTGGTTCAGCAGCTACAATTGGAAACTCTTATGTTGTTGTGTCAAGCGCTGGAATTGTAGAAGTAGAGAGAGTCACACAAAGTAAAATATTTTATCTCAACTCATCTCCACTAACCACACCATCATTAGGTTTTCCCGCTTATGTTTTAGGAAATGCAACAGTTGGGGCATTAGGAAATTCTATTAATGTATATCCAGAAACCATAACCACTCCTGGTCAAATATACTCTCAGTACTTGAGATATCCCCTTGACCCTAACTGGACATATGCAACATTACAAGCGGGAGAGCCTTTATTTGATCCTACGCAGGCAGATTTTCAAGATTTTGAATTACCCTTGTCAGATGAACCTACCTTGGTTTACAGAATATGTCAATTTATAGGAATTGAAATAAGAGAAGCAGATGTATACAATTTTGGAAAAGAGCAACTAGCAATGGAAAACATTGACGAACAATAAAAAATAAATTATGACTTATATTACAGATTATGCATATTACGAAAATTCAGGCACAGCTCCTACGGATTCAAATTGGGGGTCGTACCAATATATTTCATTGAATGATATAGTTAATAATTTTATGTTAATGTATCAAGGAAACCACGAACTAATAAACAATATAGAAAGATATCAAGTTTTGTTTCATGCAAAAAGAGGAATACAAGAGCTAAATTATGACGCTATGAAGGAAATTAAAATTCTTCAATTAGATGTGTCAAATCAGTTACGCTTTATTTTGCCTCAAGACTATGTTAATTGGGTTCGTATATCTCAATTTGTGAATGGAATCTTACAACCATTAACTGAAAATATTCAAACTAATTGGAGTTCTGCCTATCTTCAGGACAACGACTCTAATATATTGTTTGACCAAGATGGAAATGTTTTAAGACCGCAGGATTCAGAGCTAGACTTGAATCAAATGTCGACAACTGCTAGAAGTATATATTTAAACGAGAACAGCCCATACCATGGACAGGAAGGGTGTTGTATAGACGGGTGTTGGTACTTTGATTATGCTGTTGGTTCTAGGTTTGGATTAAACACAGAAACAGCAAATTCAAACCCTACATTTACTATTAACAAGCAAGGCGGAGTAATAAACTTTAGCAATATGATTGGTGGATCTTCAGTAGTTTTAGAATATGTTTCAGATGGTATGGAGAATGGAACAGATGGAGCAATTAATCTTAATAAATTATTTGAAGAATATATTTATGCTTACATTAAATATTCTATATTAAACGGAAGAATAGGTGTAACAGAATATGTGATTAATAGAGCAAGAAAAGATAAATCATCTTTGCTTAGAAATGCAAAAATTAGATTAAGCAATATACATCCTGGCCGATTATTAATGAATATGAGAGGACAGAATAAATGGATAAAATAATATGCCAATAACTACTACAAATTTTGTGGCTGGAAGAATGAATAAGTCTATTGACGAAAGACTTCTTCCGCCAGGAGAATACATAGACGCAATGAATGTCCGTTTAGGGGCTACTGAAACAACTGAGATTGGTGCGGTAGAAAACTCTAAAGGAAATGACCAGCTAACAACTTTGCAATTTCAAGGACAAGCGTTGTCATCTGCGGCGCAGTGCATAGGCGCTTATGAGGATGGTCAAAGAGAAACCATTTACTGGTTTGTCCATGATAGTAATAATCCTGTAAAAACAGGAAAATTAGATTTGATAGTTTCTTTTAATACTACAAATTTAATTGTTCAATATCATGTGATTTCTACTACTGTTTTAAATTTTGACCCGGAGTTTTTAATTACCGGTATTGATTTGGTAGATGGAAAATTTTTATATTTTACTGATGACAAAAATCCTCCTCGAGTCATAGATGTGGTTCAGAGTTATCCTTATCCTATAGGGTTGGTTGATCAAATAGAAGAAGAGGATATAAGTGTTATTTTAAAACCCCCTGGATTTGAAGACGCTGTTGGCTCAAATATTCCTTTGTCTGTCCCTGGCGTACAGCTAGTTAGTTTGCCAGGGCAAGAAAACTACATAAGAGAAAGATTTATATGTTTTGCTTATAGGTATCGATATTTAAACGGCGGCTATAGCGCAACATCTCTTTTTACTGTTCCAGCCTTTGCTACATCTGATTTTGCATTTGACACTAGAAACTACTTAAACAGTGGTATGATTAACAGGTTTAATGGGGCTGTTATAACTTTTAGTACTGGAAGCAAAAGAGTTACTGAAATTGATTTGTTGTATAAAGACACAAACTCTAATGTTATCTATGTAATTGAAAGATTTAAAAAAGAAGATTATGGATGGGCTGATGATACTCAGAAAACATATACTTTTACAAACAGCAAAATTTATACGGTAATAGGTAATGACGAGCTTTTAAGGCTTTATGACAATGTTCCTAGGATTGCAAAGGCTCAAACAATAATGGGCAATAGGTTGTTATATGGTAATTATGTAGATGGATACAATTTTACTAGAGGGTCGGCTGAAGGCTCAAACATATCTTTAGATTATAACACGAGCTATTTACCCCTTAGCGTAGAGTTTCTTGAATTACCAGGAGGACTACCAGGTAATGGAGATGCTTACACTTTATCTGGATCATCGGTAAGTATAACAAATTCTAAAATAACTATTGATTTAGCAGAAATAGACGGAAAGTTAAAACAAGGCGCTGCGTTAGGTTTTAATTTTAGAATAGAACACGCTGAATTAGGCGGGGACACCGCTTTAGCTCCTTGCGGAACGGCAAATGATGAGTTTACTAATGGTGTTTTTGATATTCAGTTTAGTGTAACGCTAGACCAAGACTACCAAAACTCTTATGACTTTTTATCTTCTTCTTTGTTTTTAGACGCAATAGGTACAGGGATTTTGGCTGACGGGAGATTTAACCCTTTGGCTACAGCTGATGCAGGAACTTCATTTACAGATTTATTTAATAATTTTTTAAGCTCCCCTACAACTACTTGTACTTTTACCAAGTTTAATAGCAGTATAACAGACGCAACAGCTCAACAAGGTATTGCGTTGACAGGGGTTTCACCAGGTAGCACCACTTTTGAATTGCAAATTTTAGCAATGAATTTTCAAAATGTGGATCAAACTCAAACTCCTCCTGTTACCACAAACCTATATGAGTATTTTAGATTTGTACTGGGGGAAATACAGTTCACATCAGATATAGATACATCCAGTCTTCACAGTAACAGGGATTATGAAACAGGAATTGTTTACATGGACGAGTACGCTAGAGCCTCTACGGTTTTGGTATCGGAATACAATACAGTTTATATAAATCCAGCCGACTCTGTGAATGCAAATAAAATTCAAGTTCAACTAAGCAGTACAGCTCCTTATTGGGCTAGCAAATATAAATTTGTAGTAAAGCCTAGTTTAGGGGAGTATAACACTGTTTTTAGTAATTTTTATTATGTTAGGCCTTCTGATAATATGATATTTTTTAA